TCAGACGAAGATGGCATGGACTGTATCGACAACGCCCTCGAATGGCTCAATAGAGCACACGATGGCGTGCGGTATATTCTCGCCGAGTTTGGGGTGGTGGTAGCAGTTCCCGCGTAACGACGATTTGCTACCTGAACCCGCCCCTCACTCCTAGTTCATGCTGATACTCAACGACGGGAAGAGAAATTCATTCCCGTCTGATACCATAGTTTTTTATCCCGTAACGTCGTAAGGGTGCGTCCCTGCGGCGCGGTCATAAGGCATGGTCATGCGACTTGCAACCATCACCCGACGGCAGTTCATTTCATTTCGAAGATGATGTCAAGGAAATTCTTGACTTCTTCACGCCTGAAGAGTGGGACTTGATAATCGCTCACCCGCCCTGCACCCGTCTGTGCAATTCAGGCGTGCAATGGCTCGCCAAGAGGAACCTCTGGGCAGAAATGCGAGAGGGTGCGGAGTTCTTTAAGTTCTTCATGGACTTGAATTGCGAGCATATTGCAATTGAAAACCCAATTCCGCACAAGTATGCGCTGGAAATTATCGGCAGGAAGTATGACCAGTTAATTCAGCCGTGGCAGTTCGGCGAACCTTACAGCAAGGCGACCTGCCTATGGTTGAAGAATCTCCCCCGCCTGGTGCCGACGGAAATCGTCCCTCCAGAACGACGGGAGCAGTATTGTCATCGACTACCTCCTTCCTCCGAGAGAAGCAATCTGCGTTCCATTACCTATCGAGGAATCGCAGAAGGAATGGCTTCGCAATGGAGTCCGTTGCTCGATTAAAGCCTAATTTGGTTTCCCATTGGATGAGGAGTCAATTCTTTAAGTTTATGACTTGGATTCAGAGGTTGAAAACATCATGAGTAGTCGGGAAAGGTGAAGAGGGTTCGACTCCCTCACCCGATATCAGCCCGAAAGGGCGGAGTTAAAAAATAGCACATAGAGATTTTATTGAGTCGAGATATGTTTATTTCGACTACAATTCATGGGGATTCAGAACATTCCGCAAGCGTATCAGCGCTACAGTCGTGGAAATGTCAACACCATGTAATTACTGGAACGATGCAATCACGTCGTTGAGTGTAGAAAAAGTTTCAGAAGCCAGATTCATCGAGATGGTGTATGTTCCTTCGCCGAAGAGTTTTGTTCTCTGTAAACTCAATGAATTTGGATACAGAATCATTCCACTTCGGCGTGTCGTCGATCAGTATATTTTGAATGCTTCGGCAATGAAGGAGAACCCCAACAAAAACCAAACACAACACCCACAATTTTGAGATGGAGTTCGACGCGCAGCAGGACAGCCTACAATGCGGCAAAACTCTCATCGTCTGTCCCATCTGTAAAAATCCACTTGTGAAGTGTGATTGCAAAATTGTCGTCGAGACAATAATGCTCAATGCAACCAATCCCGACGACTGGAACAAGAAGAAAGACGATACGATGGACGGTCTCGCGGCCCTGTTTGGGTAGCCGAGAAAGGGGTGCAATTCCCCTTACCGTTTTCCCTCGAAGCGAGGGCAGGAGTTAAAACAATGGCAGAAAAAAAGTTTAAGCAGTGCCTTCTGAAAATCATGCGTTCTCTCGACGAGAGAATTAGTGAGTCCAGTGAGTATCTGTTTTTCTTCCCCAACGGAGGAGATGCAGATTATCATGAAGGACGTGTAGAGGCGCTGGAAATTACTCGTCAGCAGATTCAAAAAATCTTTGCCGAGGAGATGAAGTAAGTGACAACAAGGGCAAATATCACCGTAATGGAAGACGGAGATATTATGATTTTCTATCAGCATTCTGATGGATATCCCGAGGGAGTTATGCCAATGCTCCGATGGTTTGTAGACTCAATGAGAGTCGGCGCTATCAGGAGAGACATTGAACTTGCCTCTGGTTGGCTTGTCATTTACGGCAGAAGAAAGATGCTGACAGACGTTCCAGCCACCGATTCACAAAGCGTTGGATACGTTATTCCCGCTGTGCATATCCACGGTGATATAGAGTTCTATTACACCGTCGATATCAAGACGCTTACCGTCAAGGCATACGAGGTAACAGCAATTCCACCACGGAGGTTGTCAGAACTTCCGCAGAAATACATGAGACTTGTCGAGGTATATCATGGTTGAAATTAAATGCACAAGATGCAAGAAAATCTTCGGATTCATGAAGGAAGAGCGCCCCGAGCATCTTAAGGTTATGTGCCCGTGGTGCGGCTCTATGCAGGATGTTGGAACAAAACGGGTTGGTGGCGCTGGGAGAAAACCAGCGGAGAAAAAAGAGACCGACCCGATGAAATTAATTCCAAAGAAAATCTCAAGACCACGAGGTAGACCGAGGAAGAAGCGGTAGTGGCACGCTGGGGAGTTCGAGTCTCCCCGCCGCTATTCCCCCAAAAAGGGGAAGTGATTAAAAAATGGCAACATATTGTAAGTTTTGTGGAAAACTTCTGCAGTTCGATGAGGCAGAAATCTGCCCGTCGTGCGGCATGAGGCTTCATGAACCAGTGACAAAAGAAAAGGAACCAAAGCCCTATGTCGAATATAAGAGCCCCATTCTCGCCGCGATTCTCTCGTGGCTGTTCATTGGGGTTGGTCAGATTTACGTCGGACAACTTGGACGTGGGCTGACTATTATGTTTGTCGGTTTCCTATTCGTAATTTCGATACTCGTGTTTGGTCTTCTTGGTCTGACTCTTTTGCTGGTGCTGAATATTTGGTCGATTTTCGACGCCTACAGTCTGGCAAAGGAATACAACGAGGATATGCGGTATGAAGACTGACGTCCTGATGAGTTATATCAACGACGCACATGACAACATTGAGTTGCTGTGCGACGAGGTAAGACACACGGACATGACTCAAGAAGAGCGAGATGTTATCTACGACAAAGCGGAGAGGGCTCAAGACATGCTCTCCGAGATAACTTTCTTCATCAATGAGCCGAAACCTTAAAGTCGTTAGGAGACGATATATTAATCATGGTAAGAAAAAATATTGTCGTCGAAGAGAAAACGAGACAACGGATTAGGAACGTCATCGACGCACTCGATGGCCGTATCCTCGGATTGAATGGACAGATACCCGCCAAGCCTCCGATTAAAGGCACACCTGCTGCGGAAACCGTGGCAATTGTGATGGCAAAGCGGGAAATTGTGATGGAACTTCGTGAACTTCTCCTAAATGAATTTCACGACGATTTAATCCCACAGTAACCAGAGTGGTTCAGGCGGTTCGACTCCGCCACTGGTTATCCGCCCGAAGAGGGTAGGAAATAAAAAATGGTTTCAATCGATGAAATGATTGAATTTCTCGAAGATGCACGGAATATCGGGACGGACACCGAAGACGCTGACGATAATATCGACAGTGTTATCAGTGACCTGAACACCCTGCAGAATGATATCGATGATCTCCTCGAAGGAATTAGTGATACACTCCTCGAAATGGAGGACGATGAAAAAGTCGTTACCTCTACTGATGATGCATCATACAACGAGGGATACATCGATGCACTCGTAAGCACAAAGGAGTCGATACTCCGTATTTTCAATCGAGAGGAATGAATGACCGTTGGAAGTTGCAGTGCAGACGGTTGCAAAAAGAATTCCGTCATTAATCTGAATGGTAAAGGTTATTGCAAGCAGTGCTATCTGAAAATTGTTGATGGGGAGAAAAAATCTCCCCCGAAACCCTGAAGCCGTTCCGAGTATGCGCTCGACGGCAGGAGTTGATTATTTCTTAACAGGTTGTATTGACACTACCATACCATCCCAGAGGAGAAACTGACCTCATTCTCCTCTTTTGCCCTGAAGCCGAAAAGGGTGCGTCCCTCTCGGCAGGTGTAAAAAATGGCATTATTTAAAAACTTCAATTCGATGGAAAGCATCGACTCAATCCGCTCGCGCACCGACTCTCTGGCAACAGCCAGCAAAGTAAAGGTAGCCGAGATTGTTGAGCAGCCCGATGGAACTATCAAGGGTTTCCGCCCGATAAAAAAGCGCTTCGGTATCAAGAACGAGCGCACGGGTGAAATTGCTGACTTTGCATCACCAGTTTACTCCGTCCTGCAGCATTCGGACGCCGTTAACATGGTGCTCGGCTCCCTGCAGGAGCACGGTATTGAAGCCCGTGGTTTCATGAACGAGTGGAACAACGGTGTTGCAGTCGAAGTTTTCCTCGATAATGTTCTCTTACCGACAGAGGGAAATGAGTTTGTCGCTCATTCTCTCCGTATACCTGATGGTAAGGACGGTATCCAGATGGGTATCCGCTTCGTAAATTCCTATGACAAGTCCAGTGGCTTCCGTGGCTATGGCTTCGGATGGAGACTGGCCTGCTCGAATGGAATGTTCCTTCGGAGTGTGCTCCCAGAGATGCAGTTTTCCATCAGGCACACGGGCCAAGTTGTCAGCAAAGTCAGTGACAAAATCTACGGTGCAGTGCGCCGCCTGGTTATGAACCGTGGTGCGCTTATCGCCGTGATTGTTGATGCCCAGAAGGAAAAAGTGTCCTTCAATACGGAGAAAGAGATGGTTCTTGCCCTCTCTGGATACGTTGGCTCCGAAAGGCGCGCCGAGGTAATTCTCGATAACCGCGCTGCTCACGACGTTGGCCTTGAAACAACTCGGTGGAGTCTTTACAATCTCCTTACCGATTATGCAACTCACACGGAACTATCCGTGTCGATGTATGACAGAATCCAGAATGGTGCGGAGAGGATTCTCACCAGCCCCGTTATTTTGCCAGAGGCGGTAGCATGAGTAAATCTCAATACGCCAAGTATATGTGCCGAGGGAGTATCGAAGAGGGGTTATGTGATACCCCTTGTTGTTACTTCCACAAGTTACGCGATGGATTCAAGGCAGAGTATTATACTCCGCCGATAAAATGTATCTGTATCGATGGTCTAACGCCAGTTTTCGAGCGTGTAGACCGATATACTCCAAATGGGATTTAATCCCACATCTTTTTGAAAGTCGCACGGGTGCGTCCCGACGACCAAAAGGTGAAAACTTATGAAAGTAAACAAAAAAGTAATGGCAGAACTGGTAAAGAATTTCCAGAGAAATCGTAATACTGTTACGATGAGATATGACGACTTTATCGCCGACATGAAGAATGCGAAAACAGTCGAAGAAGTTATGAGACTGAAGAAACTGTTTCTTTGTGAACTCGTCATGGATATTCCGTTGTGCTCTTCCGAGTGCTATTTCTGTATATATCACGACGAGAAATGTTCTAACTGCCTGTATGCAAAGAAGCATGGCGTGTGTGGCAAAACCCAAGAACACACGAGGCAGAAGGATAAACTTCCGACGTGGGATAAAATCAGGAATATTCGGAATCATCTCGAAGAGACTATCGACAAAGAATATTTTAGAGAAGGTGAGAATTATGGCGACTGAACGCCGAGTAAAGCGTGTCTACAACTACAAGAGTGGTCTTGTCGTCATGGTTTTCGAGGATGGGAAAGATGCAATTCTTTTTGACCCCCCGAGACTGACTCTCTGGATGTTTGAGAAGGCTGATGATGCTTTCAAGTATGCTGTTTCAAACAAAATCCCAATGGGTGACTCTCCAGAATCGATTTCTAGGGGGGTAGGATTGCCAGCAGCAGAGGTTAGCAGCAAAACTGGGCGACAGTCCATAGCGACCATGAACTTCATTCCAATCGAATCTACAGCCCTCATTTTGGACTAATACGACGGTGAATTAATGCGAGGTCGAGAAAGGAATAGCAGGTTCGACTCCTGCACTCGACATGGGCGAACACCCGATGGTTAGTAGCCCGAGAAGTGAAAGAAATGGCAACAAAGAATCAGAACGATATGGTTTGCGTCCGTTGCGGATGCGAAATCAGTATAGTCGAAGAACCATCTCGCAGATATGTGCGTGGGACTACTTATTGTCCTATCTGCAAAGACCCAATGATACAGCGTCTGTATCTCAAAAAGATGATTACTGTGGACAATATCTGTGAGAAGTTCGGAATGCAGCAGACTTATTCCGTAAGGGCTTCGATAAGGGAAAAGATGTATGCTGCAGAGAAAATGTTCAGGAACGGTTACTGCAAGAAAGCAGGAAAGATTGGTGATACCGATGTGTATACCGTTATCTCCGAGGACAAGCAGAAGAGTTATGTCGTCACTGTGCGTGAGGGCTTCTACAATTGTAATTGTCCTGACCAGTTGTTCCGTCATCACGTCTGCAAGCACATCATCACCGTAATGTTCCACAGGGAACAGGAAGGGATAAATCCCTTTAAGTAATCATGACGAACAAGTCTTTGTGGATTGACCCAAAAGACTGCCGAACATATCCAGATTGTTGTTGTGCTGGGTGCAGTCACTTCCGAGTTATCGACGGTATAAATATGTGTCTTATCTACGATACCCGAGATAAAATGGAAGACTGTGACTTTTCTTTTTGCATGAATGCTCCCCTCGAAAAAGACGAGGGAGGTTTTCACTGCCCATTGAAGAGAAGCACGCCGCTGGAACATCCAGTTCAAGACAATAGGTCTAACTCTCCAGACCACTAATTTTTTTCCCGTAAAGTCTGACCAGTCGAGGGTGTTTGTGAAAAACGAGCATTACTTCGGCTGGCAGGCGCGGAGAAAAAATGGCACTATCAGACATTTCAACAAATGAACTGCGCGATGAATTGCTTCGCCGTCAGTTTCCAACCATACCATTCAAAATTGGTGAGGTATCGCTCTATCTTTCTCGTGATAAGGGAGATGTAGTTCTTAAAAGTGAGAAGGGAAACTACACGCAAATCGAGATTCGGTTTTGCGCCGATTCACAGCGAGAAAAGCCCGTTGCAATTTACGGGACAACAAAGAACACACACTTTGAATGGTTTGACGTTTACGGGTGAGGTATGAAACAGCGCACGATAAGAGTTTCTTTGTCTGGTGATAAGTTCTATGACCATCTTGCTATTGTAAAATCGTGCGATGGAAGGGCATATGATAAAGGCTCGAAGCAGTGGGTTATTCCTCTTACCGATGACAATGTTCAAAGGTTGTCCCTCATTCCATCTCTGACTGAACAGTTGGAAGTGGAAATGCAGCGGATGAAATTAGAGGAAAGTCAACTGACAAAAGATGCCCTGAAACTGAAAGAAGAGTATCCATTTCTCTTCGATTATCAGGCGATTGGTTCTTATTATGCATTAAATAAGAAATTCTTCCTGATAGCCGATGAGATGGGACTTGGAAAGACAGTTCAGTCGATGCCCCTCATTGATAAGTATATGAAAGAGGATAGGCTAGTTATCATATTGGCTCCCAAGACCCTCTTACCTCAATGGCGAGATGAAATAAAACGATTCATCGGATACAAATCTGTCATTGTGGATGGAACGAGTCGAAAAATTCAGAGATTAACGACATATAATTCGAACATGATTATCTTATCGACATATGAATCCTTTGCAATCGATGTAAAGAGCATTGCGATAGACTGGTCGAATGTTGTCGTGATTGCTGATGAAGCATTAAAATTCAAGAATACCGCGACACAAATCTGGCGCGCATTGAATTTTATTCGTCCTCGTGTTCACTCGTTTATTGCGATGACTGGAACGCCTATAGAAAATTCTCTGCATAACTTCTTTAATATCATCACGATTATCAATCCAGAATTTATGACGGAACGGGAGTTCAGGAACAATTATTGCATCTGGGAATCCAATGGCTATGGCTCCAGGATCGTCGGATACAAGTCGCTCGGCGCATTTTTGAAACGTGTATCTGGCATTATGATACGACGTAGAAAAAGTGATGTCACGGAATTGCCCGAAAAGGTTGTTCAGAATCGTGTTATCGACTTGAGCCCATCGCAGAAGAGACTTATAAGTGGTATCCGATCTTACGCCGAAGCAAATTGGGGAACTGAAAATGCAGTGCAGGCAATGATGCTTCTTCGTGAAGTAGTTGACTGCCCGCAGTTATTTTACAGTTCATCTTCACCACTCATTAAATCACTCAAAATGGGTAAGTATGTTCCGACTGATGTCGGTGGAGATCTCGGTGGAAAATTGCCTGAAGTTCTCGGCGTCATAGATGAACTTGGTGAGAATAAGGTAATTATCTTTACCCAGTTCAAAACCATGGCGAGGATTATTCGTGATTATATGCTGGAGCATAATTATCGTAAGCCTCTGCTCCTGACTGGCGATAACAGTCAAGAAGAACGGATGCGTGGTATCGAGGAGTTCAAGGAAGGGAAATATCAGGTAATGATAGCGACAGAGATTTTTAGTTATGGTATGAATCTCCAGTTCGCCGATATCCTGATTAATTATGATATTCCATGGAACCCTGCTCGACTGAATCAGAGGATTGACCGTATCCATCGTATCGGAGCAACACGAGGCAAGATAATTATCAATTTGATTGCAGAAGACATTGAAGAAAAAGTTTACGACGTAGTTAGGTCGAAGCAGGATCTGTTTGACAAGGTTGTTAACGGAGAAGCAATCGACGATGACTCCGTAAGAAAAGAGATTCTTCAGAAACTTATTGGAGAAGATTAGAGAATATGATTCAGGCTAGAATTGATTCTCGAAATGAGACCATTCTTTATCAGGAGAATGACCATATGAAACCTGGAAATGGTCTTCAGTTTGTAAGGTTTGGCAGAAAAGAACCCTATGATATGGCGGAATTCCATCCGCAAGGGGTATTTTTTATACCACGAGTAAAGCCGATTTCATGGATTTGTCTATCAGTAGACGAATTTCTTGAAAACATGGAGGATATTTGCCGTAAGGAGAAGGGTTTTTTTGATCCTCCAGTATGACTATTTTTTCCCATAAAGCCAGAGACGGGAACTCGCACCCATGAGTTGCGTGACGACGGGATTAAAATCCAGAGCGCGACCTCCATGGAACTCGAACCCCGTTCTGGCGTGGAGAAGAAATGGAAATGACATCAATGAGTCCAGATATTGTAAAAATGGTGAGCGCAATCATCGAGGTAATCGAGGACAATCATGGTTATACCGTTGATGAAATCGATTACGAGGATGGTTCGCTTACTATCTCATTCAGCGATTGAGGAAAAATATGTCCGAAACAATCGTAATTAGCACGGAGTTGATGAACAGAATAAGGAAACTATATTTTCGTATAGTTCCAGAACCTGTTTTAAGACAACATCCGTATGTGTCATACGATGAAATGATTTCATTGGTTTTTGAGCACCTGCAATATCAGGAAAACGCGCGCATTGCATATCTCGATGCGTTGCAGGCGGAGGTTGAATCTTACCTCGATAACCCATGTCATCATGATGCCTGTATGACGTCTGGATTACTAAATTCAGCACAGAAAATGCTCGTAGTTCGAATAAAAAAAGATTTATTTGGAGACAGAAATGCAGTATCCAAATCTGAAAGTCAGATACCGTCGAATAAATGAAGATGATCAGGTAAAACTCGACTCGATTGTTGACCTGAAGCAGCAGGGAGCGGATGTTCTTTACGTTATCCGCTTCTTCAAATCGACGGAAAAGTATTACCTTGCGAAAACACATTGGAAACCCGACGTAAAGAAATTTGTCGTCGATATGTCCAAGGGAGATTATATTCTGTTTCATTCAAATCTTGATATTCTGAAGCAGAATATTCCACTGGAAGGTGTGTTTTGAAGTTTCTGAATATGACCCAGCATGTCATACGGCTGATTACCGAGGACGATAAAGTTATTCGACTTCAGCCGTGTGGCACGGTTGTAAGAGTTATTCCGAAATTCAAACCTGCAGAACTTGGTGTTGTCAAAGGCATTCCAGTTATTCAGACATCATTTCATACCGACGAGGGTGAATTAAGCATAACTGGCCTCGATGTAAACAATCTTGATAAGGATATAATTTACATCGTATCCACAATTGCCGCGCAGGTAATAAGAAAGCCCAATGTGGTTTCGCCTGCTACCATCGATGAATGGGTTGTCAGATATACAGACAATCACGAAGAGGCAGAGAAATCTCCCTTCAGAATTTACTGGCCCCAATGTTTCGGTCAGGTTTATGGAGTGCGCGCACTCCAGTCATTCAAGTGAGGTAAAGAAAATGATTGAGATGAAATATCCGATTCCCGAGGAAATGTTCAATATTCCGTCGCATTCTACTAACAGGGCATTCTTTATAAGAATCAGTCGTGTTGATAATGAGACGATGAAACTTGAACTTCTCGAAAACAGAAAAGACAGGAATCTGAATACTATCTACGAATCGACGTGGAAAGAAAAACTCGTAAAGGTGGATTGATGGGTAGAATAGATCCCGATGATTATGTATTTTATTGCATTGCGTCGTTGATGTTAATAATATTCGCGGCGGCGTATGTAATTGATACGTCGGAACTTCCGACTGTCTATGGCTTTGGTGACGATCCCCAAGGTGCTTTAGATGCAGCATGGTCAATACGTTCCGAACCTATCGAGCATCTTATTATTGTCGACGATGAAACTGGAGAAATTCTTGCACAATTCGTCGGTAATGAGTCGTCAGTATCGGTTCCAGGAGAATACCTTTATTTAGTAGAAGGAGCAATTGTTATACATAATCATCCGCCACCATGGGGAGCCGCACGATTTTCTGATGCAGATCTGGAGTTCCTTAATTCTACCAAATGTGATGAACTTTGGGTTGCGACAGAAAAATCATGCACTTCCATCGACTCGGATGGTTATATCGAGAGACAATATTGGAGTTCGTTAGGATATGGATGATAGAATCAGCGCATACAAAACACTTCTTTTTCTCGAAAAGAGAAACGAGGATGGGGAGTGTGTTGATCATCAGTGTCATGAGGAATGTCTCAAGGCACTGCATGGTGTTATAGCCGCTGGTGAATTAAAACATTCTCAAAGCGATCTGAAGAATTTCGATGGCTTGGTCTGGATAGAATTTATCGGCGAGCGGATGAGATATGGGAACAAAAAAATGATGCAGTATAAGGAAGATATGGAGAAAGGACTTCCAGTTGTATCTGCATATAATTTCTGGCTTGCTTACACACAGTTCTATACCATTCTCTTTGATGAATTGGGCGATATGTTATGCCACGATTACAATTCTATTCCAAGAGAAGCGGCCAATGGACTAGAACAAGCCTTTAAAGACCTTATTGAGTTCTCTCATAAGCAGTAAATTATATCTACTTTTAATCATATATATGTATATATGGTAAAAGCGGTTACGAAAACACAGGGAACCACTTTCCCTGACTTCTTTAATTCAGTGCCCTTTGGTTCTGAAAATTCAGAGAGCGCTAGGTCTCTTTGGATAAAGAGTCGAATGAAAGTATCCTATGACACTTACAATCGTATCATTGGAAAACTTTGCCTTGTTGACGTGCATGGTGAACCTCTTATTCACCGTCGAAAGTCTGGGGCATCGTTTCTTTACTGGAGAGAACTAAAAGAATTTCCAGTCGATGTGAGATATATCGAATGAATTACGATACGGCAAATGGAATAATCTTGATTGCACTGATGATTATTGCGTTGGTAGCATGGTCTTCTATCGTTCTACTGTTCCTGCTGTTTATCGTGTCATTACTGGCATGGTGGCAGTGGCTTGTAATTGGAATTCTTACGACAGCAGCAATTGCAATTATAAGTGCAAATCAGTGGAGGTAACAAAATGTCAGACGTATCATTATCAGCAAAGAAAGAAACAGGGGTTCTTGAGACCAACAACACCCCAATGAAACTCGACGAGTCAAAACTCAATGAAGAACAGAAGAAAATGCTTGCAGAGTTCCGTAAAAAGAATGCGCGCAAGATTCCAGTAGACGTTATTGAGGGTTGGTTTGCCGAGATTGCAGAAATGGACGAGGAAAAATTCCCAGCCTTCATGGAAAAACTGCTCAATGCAGACCATGATTACCATTCAACAACGGCGGCCTGCGTATGTCTGGCCCTCGCTACAACAAAGGCTTTCAACAGACGTCATATCTTTACGGAGAAAGATCAGGGGCTCAAGATTGCCAATGGTATTTATGCTTCGATGACTGGCATCGGAGATGACCCGTTCCGAGTCTATGAGTTCTATTCTATTCTCGATCCGAACTGCGACGGACAGATTGTATCAATTCCACCGCAGATTTTTGCCGTGCTTCGGACAAAGGCAAGTCAACTTCTCAAAGAACAGCCCGATGCTCCCGATGCGCTCAAGAAGCGCTGGAAGCAGGTGGCCAATGGGAAGTTGCCCGAACCATGGGTAGTAAGAGAATCCAATTAAACCCCTTTTTATTCTCTTACCTTATTAATTAATTATCATAGAGAGCAATATTATAGCGGGGATGATCGAGATGGACTGGAAGAAACTGGCTATAATGTTTCTATTCATTATTTTTCTGCAATGTGGTCTTTATTTTGGCCTTGGATATTATCATTATACTCATAAAGTTACTGTAGTTGAGAACAAAACTTTCGTGCAGTATATGTTTAACATTACTGGCAAGTCTACAGAACACATCAAGATCTACGATGTAATGGTTTTAGAAAAGTCTGACGAAGAGCGTGTAAGGCGCGCGCTAATGCTTGCTCCTAATGCATATGGATTTAATTTCATCGAGCCAAACGAATCTCGTTATTACCTAGACACCAATGGAGTCCCATTCCCCAATGAGAATGAGACATTTATGGTAATTGTGGCACACGAGGAAAATTATCCTAATGCTGATTGTGCTGGCTATACGATGTATAATTCGGAGCGTGTAGTCGTCCTGGTGAAAGAATCTTATCCAGACATGATTATTATGAACATAATTGTGCATGAATGCACTCATAATTTAGAGGGCGACGAGAATACTATTGATAAACTTTACATCTATGAGTCCGAGGTTAATTACTGGGGCATGCAGCAGTGGTATTTTACCGACAGGGAATTGTCAGGTAATGGTATGTCTGGGATGTTCAGCCTGATGGTAATCGATAATTACATGATTACCAATCCCAAATACTAATTTCTACTAATCTATGCTAATTTAGTAGTCGTTACCTCATCTATTTTTATATTTTGAAATTAAATTACTATAAACAGGAGACGACATATGAAGAAATTTGCCATTATGGTTATTGCCCTTATGATGCTTGTCATAGGTTTTGCAATGGCAGACTCCAGTTATTCTATGCAGATGACTGGGATTTGTTCTGGCACAGCAAAAATATCCGAGGATTCGGTTATGAAAACTTCGGAAGGACTGTTCTCTTCGAAGGTAAATACCTTTGATATGAATGGCATCAATGGTGCAACGCAGTATGCAAGAATCGTCGAGGGAAAAAGTTCTGGTTATGACAATTCGATAATGTCTTCTACCGCCGTAGCATATGACAATGGTGGCTTTGGTGGCAGGCTTATTGGTGGCGAAGGTGTTTATTCAATGATGTCCTCACAGGGAGATTGTGGAGACGCCGCACCATTTAGTGAGCAGGCATCGTCAGAATTTACTGTTGATCTGAACAGGGGAATGTTTGCTTCGGAAACTTCGATGTCCAGTGCAATTCAGCCGAACCTGACCAATGGGGTATCTCTTACCGCTATGATATCTGATGCAGATGGTTCGATGAGAGCACGCTCTTCGATATCATCTATCGAGGGATATAACAAGTGCAGCGACAACTCGACAATTTCAATTCCGACGTCTGAATCGTCTTATTCATCTCGCATAAGTATGAATGGACAGTTCTCCAATTCATTCAGTTTCAATTATGCATCTACCCATGGAAACATTACTTCAACATTTCCATCGACAAGGTTAGCACCTTGTTATGGATAACTTTTTTTCTCAAAAAAGAATTAACGGAATTTCCACGCCGCAATGAAATCTTCTGGATGCATTATTATGATTCCAGGAGACGTCAGGTAAGGATCGACAACGACCTTCATAGGCAGAAATGGTATTGATTTTATATCTGCCGAGGCGATATTGTGATCACGGGCCACCTCCAAAATCTTACGGAGGATGGAAAAGTAGGTGGCCGACAATTGTGTTTTGACAAGTTCTGGATCTTGAGCAAGCAATTCTCTGCTTAAGGAGAAATTGCGTTGGAATGTCAGATTCATTGAGAACTTCGGAAGATAATTCCATGCTGCAATGTTCGCATTGTCATATGGTATTATCTGCAGACTCTTTGCGAGTTCTGCATCCTTGGAATTAATTGGATAATACTTTTCAACGATTATCTCTTTCATTTCTTCAGCGGTCAAAAGATGCATTAGTATTTCCTCCCACGCACTTCATTAAAAAAAGCATCGACGTCATTTATCTCTGGCATGAATTTTGTCAATTCTGCAATGTCTCTCTTGAAGTAGACATGGGCACTGACAGAGGTATCAGAATACCATCCGACCTGAACGCCAAGGGTGCGCGCGACCATTTCCTGCATTCGTGTCAGGGCATACATATTTGGCCCCATGGCAGAAAGAATGTCACGGCTCCTGAACTCGACGCTCATGTTGAGTTTGCCTCCACGAATGAGGAATTGGATGCGCTGAAGGCAAGGTGGTTCTTTGCTCCGCAGATCAATTTCAGGAACCCATGTGATTGCTTGCGCGCGCCTAGTCATAGGATTGCGCTTCAGAGCGACTAGAACCTCGTTCATCTGGTCGAGGACAAGATTATCGCGCATGAGTGGATAAGCGAAAAGTCTGTCGTGGTAAGTGTATACGAATTCCTTATCGCTTCCATTGAGCAAGTCACTGACGTATTGTTCCATGGCATTCTCTCGGAACATGCAAGAAGGAGAAATGCGTGGCTGTTCCAGGGGGTTAGGAATAAACACGTTGAGGGGCTCTTCGAGTTCAAGTGTTTCCTCGTTATCTTCAGTCTTCAGATACATGCCGCGCTTTACTACGCGCTCAACAGCCCTTCCATGGGCCGTACCAACTGAAAAGTCTCTTATGATTTGCATAATTATTCCCCAATGTAATCTTCGTCTTCGGTCTTCTTACCTGCGAAGATAGCGAATCCTTCCTTGGTAATTTCAGTTCCATTCACGTTGCAGATCCTGACATACATTCTGTGCAATTCATCGTTAGTGACAGTTGCAGGACGAATGAATTTCGCATTATTATCAAGGGTGTTCGGTGGTCTTATGAAATATCCTGCGATGAGAGCCTGATCAACAAAGTATTGTGCTTTGTTTCTTCCAATGCCGAGAGCATCTGCAACGATAAATCCAAAGTCAGTTTTGAGTATTGCCCTTGCATTGAAAAGTTCGGTTCTCATGGCCATATTATTAGTAACGCGCTCGTCGTTAACAAATACATCGGCCATCATGCAGGAGATTGCTTCAATGGACATGTTCTTACCATGCTTCTCGAAGAGTTCAGAATAAGGCATGTCGATATACTGATAGACGGAACATTCTTTCAAGACCCTCGCCAGGCGTGGATTTCTTGATTTAATAAGGTCGTAAACCTCCTCTTTTATGGTTTTCATACAAACTTATTAGTTTTGAGAACTATTTAATAATTATGGTTCTTCCATAAATGTCGGAGTAATCAGGGGGAAGTATTAAATATGTTATGGGAGTAATATATAATGAGGAGATAGCCATGGAAGGTATTGATATTTCTCTGATCAAAAATAAGAATATTAAGGGATGTATTATTTGTCAGAATCCCAAAATTGCCGCAATCGTTGATCCAGCAATTTTTAACGCAGAATGTGATTTCAAAACTCTCAAAGAACGCCTTGCTTCTGATGGTTTTTACGTTGAAATCGGTGTAATTTCCAACCATGCCAAGCATGTTTTTTACGACGACAATCAGGAAATCATACCCGCGCCAGTTGATATTTCGTTGGAAATGGTTTCTATCGAGAATCTCACAAATATCGATATCGTCAAAGAAGGTATTGCTAATTTGATGAGAGCGGAAAAGAAAATGCTGGCTGAAGGTAAGGAGGGCACAAAGGGCTATCTCGAAGTTATTGTTGAGAAGCGCAGACTCATTGAACTTAAGGCCAAGCTTGAAGGAGAACTTCAGGAAAATGATGGAGATAAGACAATTATTATCCCGTCCTATATTCAGAAACTGGAGTAAATGGCGTCTATTGTTTATCATGGGAAACAACTTTCCCTTTACAATATAGCAAAATATATTCTTGAGTATGATAAATTAGGCCCAAAACATAAAGAATGGTGTGACCGTTACGAGGAAATCAAGAAATCGGGACGTCAGCGTATCCTTTTGATGAAGCCTCGTGGAACTTACAAGACAACCATTTACTCCGTTGCCAATATCATTGATATTCTCATGGAAGATTGGGTTGCTACTGGTGGAACTTTTGATAAGCGTATTCTTCTTACCTCGTCTACAGAAGACATGGCAATTCAGATTCTTTCCGAGGTAAGGCAGCATCTGAAGAACAATCCGAATCTGAAAGAGTTCTTCGGGTATGATCCCGTCGAATCTTACAATCAGAGAGAAATCCAATTGTTTCCGCGCTCTGTTCACAAAGAGCCCAGTATCAAAGCGAAAGGAGCAATGAGCGCCATTGTGTCGGAACACTATGATGTAATCATTGTTGATGATCTTTGCTTTGATAAAGAAACAGAGGTTTTAACAAAGGAAGGATGGAAGTATTTTAAAGACGTGGGAATGAATGACCAATTCGCTACCATTGATGACGAAGACAATATGTATTATGAATCACCAACACGACTTATAAAGAAACCATATAAGGGCGAAATGATTGGTGTAAATCATAAGCATTGTAATTTCCTCGTAACTCCAGACCACAATATGCTTTTTAAGAAAGGCCATTCTAATGATTATGAAAAATATCCTGCATCTGAAATAGAAGGAATGTATGGTAAATTCAAAAAGATATTTAATTGGACTGGTGTGCGACAAGAATTTTTCGTCTTGGAAGCTGCTGAATATAGGAATGGGGCGAAAGAAACAGAGAAAGTTATTCCCATGGATGATTTTCTCCCCTTCCTTGGACTCTATCTTTCCGAGGGATGTATTCAAGCAAGATGGACTAAACCTAGTCGAATAATGATAACACAATCGTATGTAAAGAATCCAGAGACATGCGAATATATTCGTAAAGTAATGTCAAAACTTCCTTATAAGGTAAAAGAATACAAGAGTGCTGAAAATATTAATTTTACTATCAATTCTACTGTGCTTGCTACCTATTTGCACCAGTTTGGTCATTATGCAATAGAGAAATTTATACCTCGGTTTATTTTTGATCTTCCTAAAGAACAAATTGATTTATTCCTAGAAGCATATTTTATTGGTGATGGTTATTGGTCATCACACAATGAACGTATATTTTGTACATCTTCACCAAAAATGGCCGATGATCTCCATGAGTTATGTTTGAAAGCAGGCAAAAATGCTTCAAAACACACATATAATTCTTATACCGTAACACCAGATGGAAAAGAACATGATACTATTGTATATAGAGTAGGCGAGACCAAAGAAAAATTTAATGAGGCGTGTGTAAGAAATAAACATTGGTATCGCCAAGAATACGATGATTACGTCTACTGTGTGGAAATTCCGAACCATAAAATCCTTATTAGGCGAAACGGAGTCCAATGCTGGCTTTTCAATTGCAACAACGATGATAGAGAGTCTTTTGCTGTAAGGGAGCGAAAGAAGCGGTGGTTCATTGATTTGATCTCAATTCTCAATCCGACTGGTCTTCTCCTGGTCGTTGGCACTCGCTGGCATTTGGATGATGTATATCAGTATATTCTGACAAACAACCCTAACCTGCCGCAGAAAGATCAATATCATATTGAAATTGAGGCTATTTATGATAAGGACACAGGACAACCTCTTTTCCCATCAATCTATTCTATGGAGGATGTTGATCGTCTAAAGGTGGAGAAAGGTCTCGTCGAATTTTATTCACAATATATGAACGATCCGCTCCCTGCAGAGACCAAGCTCTTCAAAATAGAAGAGTTTAAGTTCTATACCGATTACGATAAAGACTTCGAAGATGCAAAGCATGTTATCTATGTCGACCCTGCACTTGGTCGAGAGTTGGATTACAGTGTAATTATTGTAGGTGCAATCAAAGATAACAAGTTCTATCTTCGAGACGTATTCGCTTCAAACATCATCACACCTGATAAACTCATTGTTCAGATTGAGTTTTTTTTCCATCGATATAATGCTCATATCGTTGGAATTGAGGCCAACCAGTTCCAGACATTATTTGCCCAGTCTGTTAAGCGCCGTGGTATACCAGTCCATGAGGTAAAGAACTTCAAGAAGAAACAACTTCGTATCGAGGGGCTTGCACCTTATGTTACGTCTGGTGTAGTTTTATTCCGTGACGACTGGATGCAACACAGAGACTATCAGGAGGCAATTGAGCAATTAGTTAAGTATCCAGTTCACAAACACGATGATGCGCCAGATGCGCTTGAAGGTGCTGTGAGAATAGGATTACGAAATCGTGGTATCTATACTTCAATCGCAGGTTTGCTGCTGGGGGCAAAGCGAAAATGAAAGAAACGCCCCTTGAATACAGACTTTATGTTCTTCTCGGTAAGCTTAAAAGGGAGGGAAAACAAAAGATTGAGGTAAGAGAATTAATGAAGATTCTTAAGATAAGACACCACGAACCAGACGTAATCTTATATGTTATCAGAAAAGTAATTGAATTGGGTTATAAGGTGAATATCTATGGCAGAGACTGAAACAACAAAACAAAAGCGCCCATCCGTTGAGGATGCAGATGTTATCATCGGGCGCGAAGGCAGAAAGTATATGCTTGCTGCCGATTCCGCCACCAGAGTTAATCAGGTAACGCAGGCTGGAGCATGGCAGGGATTTGAACCGACTACAGGGAATAGATTTATTCTCTATGAACAAATCGGAGATCTTAATCCGCACATTTCTATACCGCTGACAAAATTGTCACTATCATTGGTGAAGGGCATTCGCTTTACCTCTGGTGATCCGAAAGTACCAGTTGACGAAGATCTCATCAAGGACTTCGAAGCATGGTCGAAAGAGATTAACTTTAGATCAAAACTTCAGACCATGACCCGACTGATTGTAAAAAACGGAACATTCGTCGGAAAAGTTGAAGAGACAAAATCAGCAACTGCAGAAGGCGGCAAAGTATTTGATTTCCAGCCAGTTATGATGAAATACACGACTCTTTTGCCAAAAGGAGTAAAACCTGGCGACAAACCAGATACGGTATTAATGCCTCCAATTGTCACGGCCTATATTAATGAGGGTGATGAGAAGCTGCAGCAGCAAATCAAGGAAGACAAATTGATTTATGCAGCCATATTCCCCTATGACAAGCCGTTTGTTGATATTTATGGTCGTGAGACATATGGTATTTATGGACTGTCCTTACTCGATGCAATCCATGATACATTCATGCGGTATCTCGATCTGGTGAAAGGATACACCGAGTATATCAGAAAATACGGAGTTGGCCGCTATTTCTACAATTATTCTTCTCTTGAAGAAATTCTGAAAGATGGAGATATTGATACCGTAAAGAAACTCATCGCCGAGCTTCGTGATACCGTCCAGTATATTCAGGAGAATGAGGATATCGTCGGTTGTGGTTTTGACATCAAAAATCTCGACCAGAGTGGAACCAACATTGATATCGTCAACTTCAAGAATTCACTTGAAACTGATATTCAGGTAGGATTGATGCAGCAGCCCTTGACCATGGGGCGGGCCGAAGGAACTACCTATGCATCTGGATATGTATCCGAAGCTGACCGTCTTATTGTGCTGGAAGGATTGCAGGAAATGATTCAGGATCTTGTCAATAAACAGATTATTGATAAGCGTCTCGTCTCGATGAGCAAGGAACCTGGCCTCGTAAAAGTTGTCTTTGAGGAACTGTCCCAGCCGTCCATCGTATTCAAAGACCTATTGCTGGCCTATGAGGATGGTATTATTGCACGGAAAGAAATCAGAACCCGCGCTGGTCTTGAAGGAGATGTATCTGATCAAGACATCATGGAAGGCCGAGAACTAATCTTTACAGTGCAGCAATCGGCAATGGGCGCGGTTAAGAGTGGAGATGAATCAAATCAAGACAAAGATGCAATTGGAATGGAAGCCAGAAAAAGTTCTCGTCTAGGAACTGCCATGGATGAGAAGACCACTCCAACCGCTCCGAAGAACCAGACACGTTCAAATTGATTGAACCGAAACCTTTATCTTTTTTTATCACTAATATTGTAGTGCATGAATGCTCTTACAGAAACTTCTCGTCAGAAACGTATTCAGGAGCATCTCATTTCACTCGGGTATGTATGGGTTAAACATCCGAAGTTCAATGATTTTTATACCAGAGGAAATATTGCCATCGTTGTTACCTATAAGATGGTTCAATTTTTCATCTACGATAGAGAACGAAAACAAACAGATGATATGATCTGTCGGTTTAGTAAGTCTCTCGATGAAGCACTCTGGAAAAAGTTCGCTGAAGATCTTTTGAATTATCCGATTGATGAGTGCTTTGAAATGATGTATTCGGAGATTGAAAAGACTATTAACGAAGGTAAGATACTCCTTCAGAGGTAGCCATATGGAAGAAACAGAAACTAAAACAATTATGCAGGAACTTGCTGATCTCTGTCAGGAAATTTACGAGAAGTCATATCATGATGTATTTGACTTTGGTGAATATTCTGACGAAGAACTGCAGGAACAAAAAGCAATGCTTCTTCGTAAAAAGGAGTTATTGGCTAACCTTCACCTCGAAACGATTGTTGAACAAAAAGAAATCCCCGAGCCCAATGGAGAAGACTTCTTCACGCTTTGGAACAGACTATGGGACATGCGAATTGAATCGCAGCCAGTCCTGCGTGAAATCTACTCCGTGGTAGCATTATCACAGATCTTCAAGAAAGTGAAGATTTATCGTGGTTCTGTTGAAGAAGATATTCGTGTTCATTCCTGCGTTATTATGCCATCAGGAACAGGTAAGTCAGAGGGTAATGATTTCCTTTACCAGTTCGCAATGCGAAATGGAAAAAAATATTATTCCATTGAGCGATTTACCGATGCTATCCTGACTGGTTCTATCAAGCGTGGGATATTGGATAGAAATATTTCGAAGGGATTAAAAGAGGGAGATATTGGATGGAAAGACCCGACCACTCCATCGGTATTGACGACGTATGATTATGTAGTCTCTGATGAAGGAGAGTCGATCCTGAAATCATCCCGCCAGACCGAGGGCGCTCAAAGGCTTCTACAGAAGGCCATGAACCGTTATGGTAGTGAGGGGAACCTGCTGACGAATAATCTGGTTGATGGTGAAATAACCGCACGTCCAGACTGTTCTATTGCTATTACCTCGTATTACCTCGACGAGTTTAAGGACACACTCCTTGAACGTGGTCTCCTGCAGCGTATGATCGTCTATATCCAGGAGGAGAACGAAGACCGCAGAACGAAGATTATTGACAGAATTATCGGTGACATTGCATCCTTTACTGATAACAAAGATGAAGCATACGCCGAAATCTTTGAACGTAAAGATCTTGTCGATGGTTATTATGCTCAACTTGTGGCAGAAGTAAATCGACTGAAGAAGATTCATCAGGACACGGAATACGTCGTCATGATGGATGAATCGAAACCGATTCTTCGTAACAGTATCGATGAGCTTCGTAACATCATGCCGATGCTCGTTGGCCAGAAACAGATTTGGGAATCAATGATTTCACGTCTTACGGTGAATATCTTGAAGATCAGTGCCATTTATGCGCTGGCCGATGGCCGCGATTATATAATGGCAAAGGATACTACAAAGGCCAGTTCATTGATGATGGAGACCATGCGCTCTGTAGCATTCTTCCTGAAGGATAATGTACAGACGAAAATGGATAATCGCACGGTGCAGGTTCATGCTCGATTGAAAGCCAAGAAAGGTGGTTATTTCTTATCTGAAAAGGAATGGGTTGAATATCTCGTCAAAGAGATGGGATTCTCGGAACAACAAGGCAAGATATTAATCAAGAATTTCATCGACAACGGTAAAATGTCTTATCGTGCAGACAAAAAGTTGGTGTTATCATGAGCAAACCAGATCCATTTATCAACACACTTTGTTTTAATGGTTTCAAATGCAGAGGAAATCATTGTAAGGCATGGAATGAAGGAGAAAATGATTGTGAATTTATCATGGCTGCGCGCGAACAACACTATGCATCTCGTGGAATAGTTAATATAGTGCCGCAGAAATTGGTTTCGGAATCAAATACTTCTCCGTCGACCACAAAACCCATAAAAGCGAAGAAGAAATAAACCCAAAACCTTTATTTAGTATTATTGCCATATATATTG